CCAAATTTTGCGCAATTTACTATTGACATACGCCATATCTTGTGTATAATAAAATTACAAGTTGCGCAAGATATTGCGAAAGTCAAAGATAAAAAATAGCGTTCTATATTATATTGGTCACGCTTTTAATATAGAATATTTTGCGCAATTTGTCAATGAAAAACGCAATATTTTGCGAAAAAAACAAAGGAGGTGCAAAATGCCAATTTATACAAATATAAAGAAAACCTGTAAACAAAAAGGTATTTCGGTAACAAAGCTGGAAGCCGATTTAGGATTTGCGAGAAGTACTATTTATAAATGGGATACACATCAGCCTGGAATAGGGAAACTCAAGAAAGTTTCTGACTACTTAGGAGTAACCATGGAATATCTTTTGTCAGATCAGAAGGAGGCGAGTTGAAAATGCTGATTAATATAAAAGGAAAAACAGAAGTTCTACAGGATCTGGAAAAAGCAAAAAAGCTGATTGATGAAGCTGGAAAGATTCTGTACCACATGCCAACAAAAATTGAATTTGAGGTAGGCGGTACAGAAAAAGAATCAGATGCTATTCGGCCTGATTTAGATAATCAATAATTTCAGAGAACATATAGTGACAATTCCTGGAAAGAGTGTCAAAAAGACTCTGATATTCAGGTGGAATAGAAGGATCATTGATCATTTTTTGAAACTCTGCGGAATAATGGTCAAGATGTTCGCGAAGATCATTGGTTGTGATTTTTTCCATAGAAATCGCTCCTTTCATTTTACTCAGGCATGGCAGTGCCCTGTATATACAGAATAGGAGCGCACCGTCGAAACTGCAAGAAAAAGCGTTCGACAAAGTAGTGAAAATTTTATAAACACAAAAATCAATACATTCATAAGATACAACAGAGGTGATAAACATGAAAGATATTGAATTTATCACAAGAATCCAGGTAAACGGAGAAAAAAGAGAGCTCACAAAAGAAGAAGCGTCGGAGTTGATCCTCCGGCGTGTAAAAGAAGCCCTGGAAGGAATGAACTACGAAAAGACAGCATAAAGGAGGAACACATGACAGCACAGCAGGTAAGCAGATACATAGATCTTGTTAACAGACGAACGGACATCCTGAACCACAGCGGAGTGGACTGGAAACCGGAATACGGCCTGGAATTGAACCAGATCGAGAAGGAACTTGCAGAGCTCAGCCCTCTGGTGGATGAAGAACATAAGAAAAGAGGCAAGAAATGAAACGAGATGCGATCATATCCCTGTGTATAGCCCTCCCGGTGGCAAATCTGCCGTTCTGGCAGTGGAGAAGCCCGGCAGAGATGCTCCTGATGGTAGGGTTGTTCTGGCAGGTGGCGTTTGTGGCCGTGGTCGGGACGGGGTATAAGAAACGAAGATAAAAAATGCCAGCACATAGCAGTGTGCTGGCAAAGGGAAAAATCCCAGATGTAAACGTTCAACATCATCATAGCATCTGGGAGGAGAACAGTCAAGCGGCACGGGTGAAAAGCCCGTATTTATTTTTGGGGTATGAATCCCCTTACAGGCTTGATTAAACGTATTAGAGATAGGACAAGGATTGCTTATGAGGTGTGGATATATAAGATGGATCTGGGACTGTGGGAACACCAGGGAAGTTGAAGAAAAGCATACGGGCAGATATGGAGCCAGGGGACAGAAAAGACAGAAGAGGAGAAAAGCCACTCCGGAAGAGATCGCTAAACAGAACCAATGGAAAAGGGAACGGGATGTCCGCCGTCTGATTAAATGGAATTTCGGAATAGGAGATTACTGGTTCACGCTGACGTACAAGAAAGGCTCACGGCCGCCCTGGAAACAGATGCAGAAAGATATGTCAAAATTCATTCGAAAGCTCCGGGACAAGTATAAAAAATATGGATGGGAGTTGAAGTACATATACCGCTTGGAGATTGGAAAGCAGGGCGGACCCCACGTACATATCCTGGTCAACCGGAAATCAAACAATGAGACAGATACAGGGCTTCTAGTGGAAATGTTATGGAACCATGGCCATGCACAGACGAAGAGAGTGTATGACGTAGATTCCGGAGAACTGGCAGAATACATAACCAAGCCGTTGAAAGAACATGAGCCAGAGGACCTGAAACGGTACCACCCATCCAGAAACCTGATCCGCAAGGATCCGGAGAAAGAAGAGATAAAGAAACGGAGCCTGGTGGACAGGCAGGGGATACCGAGAGATCCGAAACCACCAAAGGGATGGGCGATTGTTCCTGGTTCAGTAAAACATGGGAAAAACAAGGTGACAGGCTATGCATACCGGCATTACATACTGGTCAGAACAGGGAATAGAAGGGATTGACATGTGGAAAGTAGACATATATCTGGAGGCAGACAGCAAGGCCCAGAAGAATACAGAGAGAAAATGTGCATATATCCTGGAAACGATTTGCGCCGGCGCAATTAAAACAGCAGAAGGGTTCCAATGTATTTCTGGAACATACCATAGCGCAACCCTTCAAAATCTGGTGGCAGCATTATCGCGGATCAGAAAGACAAGCAATGTCTGCGTCCATACAGAAGATGTTTATGTGGTCTCCCGTATCCGGAAACTTCCGGAAATGGCAGCAGCCAATTGGGAAGATGCCAGAGGCACCAGGATTGGGAACGCAGAACTCTGGAAAAGGATCTGGGAGCTGATAGAAGAGCATCGCTTAACATTAACAGCAAAAGCCGGGAAGCACAGTTACTCAAACTGGCTTCAGGAAGCTATGAAAAAAATGAAGGGAGAAGATGTAAATGTTCGAAAAATTTGGAGAGATGAGCAGCTGCAGGGAGATCAACGAGCTTGCAGAGAACCTGCTGAATGAAGGAGATATCCAGAGCCTGAAAGTGATGGCGCAGGAGAATGGCATCCCGGAAGACTATGTTGAGATGTATCAGTCCGGCGATATCCCGTATCTTTGTGACGCTGTGACGGCCGCCATGGGGAAACTGGATGTGGAATGCGGATCTCTGAAACTGGCCGGTCTGATGAATGACTGGGTGGAGTATATCCGGGGGCTCTGTATGGAGGATGAGATGGTCGCACACCAGGTCCGCAAGAAAGGAAAGAGCCTGAAGCAGTGCATCGCAGAGATCTTGAAGTATGCCTTTAAGAACCAGGTACCTGTGGACAAGGAGATCATAAAGGCTGCAGGAGTCAACGCCGGAAAAGTGACCTTCGGAGATCCGGACATGGGTACCGCAAAAAAACTGATCCGTGATTACTATCTGGGAGGCAGCAGGAAATGAAGAAAAAGGAGATAGAAAAGATCCCTTTCCGGGGTGGCGTCAGGGCAGACAAACAGTATCGTAACACAGCAGTTGCATTTTTCCAGGATCTCCGTGGAGAGAGCCATCTGTTTGTTGAAGTTTATGAAAACAAAAAACGGGAGCTGCAGACCCCGTGGATCCGGATGGTGTTTACCCAGAAGGACTGGGGCTTGTATTATCCGGATGCAGGCGTCTGGTCAGCAGCAGGGCTGGATGAAGAAAGGGAAAAGATCGGCAGTAACTGCAAAAAAAGAGACAACAAGTGTTATATGGCTAGGTCCCAGGGAGATATAGTGTGGAAGTTTGCCGGAGATACGTGGGAACGGAAATACACCACCTGGGTAGGTGCCCTGCAGAGTCTGATCTATAACATCAAAGCGCAAAGAGTCCAGAAAAGGGAAGACAAACGTGCGGACAGGCTTAAAGAACGGGAACAGAACACCCCACCGCTTCCGAAAGGGCTGGAAGACTGGGCGAAAAAAACAGGCATCGGAACAGAACACTTCCTGTACTACAAGCGTCATGGAAGATATGCGGATATAGCCTGCTCTGCATGCGGACAGGTGACAGAGGCAGCGGTCAGAAGTAAAGACACCTACGAGGGACAGTTTGAAAAGATAATCCCGGTCCCGCAACATGATTCGGTGGGAACGTGCCCTCATTGTGGTGCTACAGGTATATATAAAGCCCAGGGAAAGGCCAAAGGAGTATGGGGGCATGGGATGAACTGCTTTATTGCACAGAGATATAAGGATGATGGAGCAGTGATCAGATATGTGGAGATAGAAAAGATATACAGACTGGATACTTTCCTGGATGAAAAAGAGAGAATGATAGGCGCAGGCGAAAAGATGATCATAACTGAGATCGCAAGGACTTACCTGGAAAAAGGAAAAAGGCCACAGACAGATTATCATAAATTTAGTTCTTACTCCGGAGAATTCTGGGATGACTGCAATTTGTGCGGAATGAACAACATTTCGATCAAAGCAGCAAAGATATATCCGGAAAGCTACAAAGAACTCCGGACCACATTCCTGAGATATTCGGCAGCAGAGATGTATGGAAAACATAAGACCATGTACAACCTGAAAGAATACCTCGAAAGATATATCCAATGGCCGCAGATAGAGATGTTTGTGAAAATGGGATTATATCATATAGCGGAATCCATAGTAGAGGGCTACTGCGGGATCATAGCAGACAAGGATGCCATAAAGCCGGAATGTTTTCTTGGAATCTATAAAAGAAGGCTCAGGGACCTGAAGACCTTGCAGGGGAATCTGGATTATCTGAAAATGTGGCAGATGGAGAAGCGGATGGGACTCCACCTGACAGTACAGGAAAGCGTATTTCTTGCGGAAAGTCAGGTACGGCAGAACGATCTGGAAGAAATATTGAAATATACCACAGTAGCAAAGTTCATGCACAGGATAGAGCAGTATTCCGGATGCGGGATCCCGGATACTATGCAGGAACCCATGTGTGGAAGGATGGCAAGTGCTGTAAGCGGCGTAACCCGCACTTATGTGGATTATCTGCATATGCGGATACAGAGGGGGTATGACCTGCATAACCAGATTTTCCTTTTTCCGAGAGACCTGAGGCTTGCCCATGACCAGATGGTCATTGAGACAAATGCGGAAGAAATCCGCAAGAGAGAACAGGCAGTTAGCGAAAAATATCCGGACATCCGAAAGAACTACAGGGGTCTGAGGAATCAATATTTTTACGAAGACGAGGATTATCTGATACGGCCGGCAAGATCAGCAGAAGAGATCGTTGCAGAAGGAAGAATCCTACATCATTGCGTCGGCGGGGACAGCTATCTGAATAAGCATAACACCGGCCGGAGCACGATCCTTTTCCTGCGTTCGAAGTCAGCACCGGAAACACCGTATATCACAATAGAGATCTGTGGGACACAGATCCTGCAGTGGTATGGGATCCGGGATACAAAGCCGGATGAAATCAGGATAGAAAGGCATCTGAGGAGATACATAAAAGCATTAAAAGAAAAAGATCAGATAAAGTCAGTGACCGCATAAGGAGGAAAGCATGGAATATGTACAGCTGAGCATGGATGAATACATCCAGAGCAAAAACGACATCAAAAATAATCTTGGAGGTATCGTAAAGAGTTTTGTCCGGATCGGATGGCAGCTGACCAGGATCGACCGGTCAGGTGCTTATAAAAATGACGGATACAGCAGCATAGCCGAATTTGCGGCAGCAGAATATGGAATGAACAGGACCGGTGTCAGCCGTTTTATGAACGTATATGAAACATATTCTGCAGACGGGGACACACCGGAACTGAAAGAACAGTACCGGGAATTTAAGTTCTCACAGCTGACCGAACTCCTACAGGTACAGGAAACAGACCGGCAGATGTTCACGCCGGAAGTAAAAAGGGAGGATATCAGAGAATTCCAGAGGTTTGAAAAAGAAAATGAATCAGATCCGGCCCGGCTGCTTGACTGGAAAGATGCAAAAAGCCCGGAAGAAAAGCTGAAAGCAACGATACAGGAGTTTTGCAGGGAGAATAAAGAGATCATTAATGCAGTGTATAGCTCAATCATGGAGCCAAAAGACCTGGCAGAGATGATCAGCCCGTCCGGCAGCAGGAGTTACCGGAAAGGCACCGTGTACTTGATGTTTTATGAAGAATCAAAAGGGATCATGGTCAAGGTGTTCGGGGAGACACCGGTGGATATCACGTATCGATATTTCCTGGATGTGGTGCACAGCCTGTTCGATGAGTACGATGCAGGGGCCCATACCTGGGAAAAATGCTTCGGGGTACTGCCAGACGAGGGGGCAACAGCCCAGAAACAGGAAGAACCTGTGGAACCGAAAATGCCAGAGTATAGCGGTGAAATCACCGGGAAGGTACATGATGATATTTCAGCCGAGAAGGTGATTGAAAAACCAGAGATTGCGCCGGCGCAACCGGAAGAACAGATCCCTGGACAGGACAGTATCGATCAGCATCCGGAATATATGCCGGAACCAGATATCCCAAAGAAGAAGCCCGAAGATTCTGTACCGGAGATCCATAGAGAAGATCAGAAGTCTGGCCCGGTACCGGAAAACAATGAAACTATTCCAGAAAAAGCAATAACCCGGAAAGAATATCTTGAAACGCTCACATTATACGGCTGGGCGGATTACGTGGCAGCAGCAATGCGGACCTTTGGAAGTATACCGTTTTCCAGATTACGAGAAATCAGCTTCTGGGAAGAATGGCTGTGTGGAAAAGTGGACAAAAAAGGACGTCCATGGATTGAGTAAAGGGTGTTTTTGAAAATCAAAATATATCGCAACTACATAAGGGGAGGCCCTGACCTCCCCGGAAAGGGGCAGAAATGTTATTCCCAAAGGCAAAAACAAAGAAAAAGAGAATGCGCCATCCGGCCAGTATCCTACATGATAAAAACAGCAGGACATGTTATCTCTGCGTAACACTCCATGACAATTGGAATGAACACAGAATCCTGGACGAGCATCACATATTTGGAGGACCAAACCGGAAAAATTCTGAAGAGTACGGCCTGAAAGTATACCTGTGCCATGATCATCACATCTACGGCCCGGAAGCAGTGCACAACAACGCCCGTATCCGTCATGAGTTACAGCGGACAGCACAGAGATTATTTGAAAAGCAGCATAGTCACAAGGAATTCATGGAGATATTCGGCCGGAACTATCTGGATCCGGTAGAGATAGGGGAAAACAGTGAGAAAGAGAATGAACCTGTATAAAGTGGTTGACCAGAACGGGAAGCAAGTATTTGACGACTTGCTGACAGCCAGACAGGTCACAGAAAGGACCGGCTGCACAAAGAATAATGTAGCCCAGGCAGCAGCCAATCTCGCACTGGTGAACAAGAAATACCGTATCATCCCGGAGGATATCAAACTGAGCAAGGTTTTAGATGTCGAGCTTTTGGCGGAATGGGACAGATACCGGAAGTGGATGTTAAAGGCAGCAGGGAGGATGAAGTGAACAAAAGGCAGAAAAAGAAACTGTTCAACAGAAAGTGCGGATACCGGCTTGTAAAGCTCCCACACAATTTCCAGACGTGGGTATTCCAATATTACACTGGTATCGGAGCA